TTGTTATATTACTTCTTCGTCAGATTTTTCAGAATTTTTTAAAAATGAATTAGAAAGCAATGGTTGTAATAAAAAACAAATATAAAATAAACTATTATTTTCAACCGAATTATAAGTTATTTCTTTTATTTAATTAATAACAACTTTATATTTATTTGATTTATATAATGATTCCTTAATTTTTTGAGTGAATTTAGAAGTATATAATGCTACAATACATACTTTACAACCACACTTTTTCCATTTTTCTGATAATTTACTCATAATATATAACTTAGATTACTCTATTCTTAAATAATAAATCAATTTTTTAAAATCCAATTTCATCATCACTTGAATCTGAGTTATAACTACTTTTAGATCTGCGCCGGTTAGAATTTATCATTAAACAATTCATATTATCAAGTAAATGATTAACGATGTATTTATTATTATTTTTTTTAAAATTGTTTTTTGATTTTTTAATTATCTTCATTTTTTTATAATTCAGTTTTCTTATATCAGAGTTTATATTTTCTAATAATTTCCTTTTTTTTAAAATTTTATAATCAATTTTTGATAACTCATTAGAATTAAAATTGGTATAGTTGTTAAGATGGTCCATAATATAGAATTAGATTTGAAGAAAATAACTAAATATCAATTTTTAATTTTATAAATTCTTATTAAAGACATAATTATATAGTGATATAATAAATGACGGACTTATCACCAGAAGAAGTTGCATTAACATTAACTAATAATACTTATAGTGTTGAAATTAACAATGAACTTGTTGATATTAATGATTTGATTAATAAATTTATTGTATCATTAAAAAATATTGGAATAAATAATGATACTAAAATTACAGTTGCAAAATGCATTAGAATAAATGGAGAAATAGGTAAAATAATAAAAGAATCAAAGACAATTTATAATAAAATACATAATTTAGAATCAACTGAAAAAGCTAGTATAATAATAAGAATATTAATTGCATCATTAAATAGTGAACAGATGAAAGAAATTTTAAATGAAGATCAAATTAAAAAAATAGAAGAATTTTCAAATGATTCTGAAACTGTAGAAACTGTAATTGCATTAGTAGATTGGGTATCTGATGTTGTTTTAGATACAATTGATCTAGACAATGATGGATTTATCACTGAAGAAGAATTAGACGTATGTGTAACTAAATATTGTTTATGTAAGGGACATTGTGGTCAAGATTCTGAAGGATGTAGTTGCTATCAAACAAATGGATGTTGTCATTGTTATCAATCACTAGTTAAAAGTTTTTCATCGTGTTGGTCAACGTTTTTCCTAAAATGTTTATGTTGTGCTGGAAATAAAAAAAAAGTAGAAATAGATTGAAAATATTGATTTAGTTTTTAACAATTTTGTATTTAAAATGTCATATAAAAATGAAGAGATTTCAATAAATTATTCTATAAGTATATGATCGAAAACGATATTATATATATATAATATTATATATATAATATTATGAATTCTTATCAAAAATATTTAAAATACAAAAAAAAGTATATAGAATTAAAAAATTTGATTGGTGGAAACAATTTAGAAATAATGCCTCAATTATGTTTAGGAACATCAAATTGGACAAACAAAGATGAATTAAAATATGTTATTAAACAGGCTATTAAAGTTGGATACAGGCATTTTGATGGAGCAATTATTTATGCCAATCAATCGTTATATAAAGCTGATTCAGATGAATACTATGAAGGTTTTAAATCTGGAATTTTAGAAGGATTACAAGAAACTGGTATTAGTAGAGAAGATATATGGATAACTTTTAAAAGTCCTTCACCTGATGAGATAGATGTAATAAAAACAAAATTATCAGAATTAAAATATATTGATTTATGGCTTTATCATCTTACTAGAAATGATAATAATAAAAAGGTAGAACCTTATTTAACTTCTGGATTTATATTAAATTGGGGTACTTCTAATGAATATCATTTGAATGATTACAGTGATGAAATATTATCAAAAAATTTACATACAAATCAAATTCAAGCTAGACCTGATTCTAAAACTAAAACTTTAATTGAATATTTAAATAAATTAGATATAAATGTAATGTTATTTTCTCCAATATCTGCTATAAATGAAGATACATTGATTGACATTAAATACGGAAAGAATCCTCATATATTAAATAGTATAATCAAATATTATTTACATGAATATGTATATGACAAAAAAAATGTATTAATGATAGGATCGATTTCCGGAAGTAGTTTAGAAGAAAATTTTAGATTATTTACAAGTAAAGAAGTAATATCAGAAGAAGAAAATGTATGGTTACAAGATAATTATTTAACTTGGGAATTAAGGGATATGTAATAGTTGGATAAGGATCATGATTATGATTAATAGAAAACAAAATTTTTAATTTTTTTTAAATAAATTTTTATTCCTTCATAATTATCAGATTAATCAAAAATATCAGTAATATTATCAAAACCATATAAAATTAGTGTATGTACATTTCTTATTGTACATACACCAATGATATTTTTACAATAACTTAAATCTAATATGTACATTTCCCAATGCACTTACATCTATGATATTTTTACAACCCCAAAAACTTAATGTATGAACATTCCCCAATGCACTTACATCAGTAATATTATTACATTCACTTAAATCTAATATGTACATTTCCCAATGCACTTACATCTATGATATTTTTACAACCCCTAACACTTAATGTATGAACATTCCCCAATGCACTTACATCAGTAATATTATTACATTCACTTAAATCTAATGTATGTACTCTTCCTAATGCAGTTACATCAGTAATATTTCTACAACCCCATAAAATTAATGTATGAACATTCCCCAATGCACTTACATCAGTAATATTGTTACACCAAGCTAAACTTAATGTATGAACATTTCCTAATGCACTTACATCTTTTATTCGTCCACAAGAACCTAAATTTAATGTATGTACTTTACCTAATGCAGTTACATCAGTTATTTTTTCACAACAACATAAATTTAATGTATGAATATTTCCTAATCCATTTATAATTTTATCAGTGATATTTAGACAATAACTTAAATCTAATTCATATACATTTCCTAGTACACTTATATCTATGATATTATGACATTTACTTAAATTTAATGCATGAACATTACCTAATGCACTTACATCAGTAATATTATAACAATTATTTAAATTTAATGTATGAACATTTCCTAATGCACTTACATCAACTAATTTTTCACAATAACTTAAATTTAATGTATGAACATTTCCTAATGCACTTACATCTTCAAGTCCAACACAAAAACATAAATCTAATGTATGAACATTTCGTAATAAACTTACATCAGTGATATTGTGACAATGACTTAAATTTAATTTATATACATTTCCAAGTGCACTTACATCTGTGATATTATGACAACTATTTAAATTTAAGTTATGAACATTTCCTAATGCACTTACATCAGTTATTTTTAAACAATAACTTAAATCTAAATTATGAACATTTCCTAATGCATTTACATTTATTATAGAACGACAATTATTTAATTTTAATGTATGAACATTTCCTAATGAACCTACATCAGTTATTTTTAGACAATAACTTAAATTTAAATTACGAACATTTCTTAGTGCATTTACATTTGTGATCTCACTACTTCCTCTTAAATTTAATGTATGTACATCACCTAATTCGCTTACGTCTGTAATACAATCGATATTATCTGGTACGATTGATCTAGCATTAATGAGAGCTGTTGACTTAATAACATTTCGTATAGCTGAATTTCGTAAATTTAAACTAATCTGTTTACAAGGATTTTCAACAGAACCACGAACTTTCATGCGAAATGTTTCATTATTGTAATATTCTAACGAATATTTTTTATTTATTTTTTTATTTATTTTTTTAAAAATAAACATATTTTTAACTATTTTTAGTCGTTTTGTTGTATTTAATAAATTTGTTACATCGATATAACGTGTTAATTCATGTACAACTTCTGGTATTTCAAAAATACAAATGTATTTTTTTACTGTTACTTGTTTATTATTCATCTTTATGAGTGTTTAAAACCTCTAGATATCTGTAACATTGTATATTTCAATTTTTATTTCTTAATAAATAAAATATTTATCTATTATTAGTTTATGTTTATTTGGAATTTGGGTTGCTAACATGCTATATTTTTGTACTATTTGTTTTGCATTACATATGAATAACAATCTCGATGACGAGGTCAGAACCAAAAAAAGTAATTGAAGCTCCTAAACTTAATTGACTTTTATCAGACGAAATCATATAACAAAAAGAAATTATATAAGAAATTATATTAGAAATTATATTTTTCAAGAATAAGTTTTTGGTAAAAAATATATTTTTTTATGGGTATATAATATATATGAATTATTATGCGAAATATCAAAAATACAAATCTAAGTATTTAGCATTACAAGACGAATATACTGAATACTTGTATCACGGAACGTCAATGTTTTATCTTGATGATATAAGAAAAAATGGATTTACAGGTAAATATAATCCTAAATTATTTGATCAAATGAATAAATTTTATCCAATTATTTCAAACGGAGTTACGCAGCATAAAGCACTGAGTTATTTTCCTGGTTTTATTGAACGTCAAAGTATACCAACTATATCACTTAGTTTTACAGGTAATATAAAAGTAGCAAAACAATATGCAGGGAGCGAACGGGTTATTGGAGAAGGACCAACATTTTTTACTTCTTTATTACGCGATTATCTGATTGAACATAAAGAAGAAAATACAGATTTCCTACAAGAAATGAGAATATTATATGATACATTATCTAAAGGACACAGGTACCCGCCATTAATTTTAGCAATTAAAATAGATCAGTTTGTAGAATTAACTGGAGAATTTATAAGAAAAACAGACTGGGAATATAAAATAAATTTTCCAATTCCGCCAGAAAAATTATTAGTATACAATCCAACCAGTGAAAATTATATACCATTACTTTCATACGAATTTGATGAATATAGTTTAAAAAAAATGGAAATATTTGAAAAGACTGAAGAGGAACTTAGAGAACGCATAGCAAAAAGTGAACTATTATTAAAGGTCTGGCAAATACAAACCAATATTGATAAAGGAATATCTTACAAGTACTATAATATGATCAAAGGAGATATGGGAGTACGAGTTACTTATGAACAACATATAGATGACGATCCATTGAAACAATATTTTCAGATAATTGCAATAAATAAAACCGAGTTAATTAATATTGTTTTTCAGTTACAAGATAGATTATCTATTCGTGAAAATAATCAAATTGATGATGAATTACAAGAGAAATTAAATCAAGTAATTAATAGAATGTTACAGGAAGTAACAGATCAAAAAGAATATTACATTGCCCATATACGCGCAGTTCTACCTTCATTTATATTACAACCACCTAGTTAGTTATTTTATTTTGTATATTTTATAGTTAATTATACAAAATAATAGGTTTACAAATAAACATGATTTCTACGAAATTTATCGATTATCTACATTATTTTATTTTGAAAAGTAATCAAATAATAATTAGTTATATTACGTATGGTTTAACATTAGTTATATTACGTATGGTTTAACATTACTTATTCTATATTTGTTATATTCATTCACAAACTATTGTTGTTGATTTTATTCTACCTAAAATCTCAGGTAATTAAATTTCATTCAAAATACTCTTAAATACATTTTTATTATTTTCTTTTAAATCATCATCACGAGCACACATATTACATTTTTACCATCCTCTCACGGAATATTGTATGATAATAATTCAATTGTGACAATGTACATAGTATCTCTCCATCATTATTTGAACAAATTTTATTATTGAATCTTATTGTTTTAGTCGCCATGTTAGATGTATTATTGTAATGATGCTCATTTTTTTAGATCAATATATTTTTGTTTATATTTTAAATATTTTTTTTTATAATAGTCATTGTTAGTAGTTTCTCTCATATCAATTTCTTTAAGGATTAATGGATTATCTTTTATTTTTTTTTCATATGAATATCGCGGTTGGTGTATTCTTGTATTTTTCATTGTAGATTTAATTATATGTTGGTCGTTATCAGAAATGATTTGTAATAATGAAGGAGTTCTTGAAAAAAACTGCTTTTGTTCAATTTCTCTTGAAGTTGAACTACCAATTCGAGTTGAACTACCAAGAAGTCCATTAATTTCCCCTATTTGATCAAAGGCTCTTGAAGAACCTGTATCTACTTTAAAAATTTTATTACCTGTACCAAATTCATTAATAGGACATTCCATTGTAATACCAAAAACTAAATTATCAGTATAACTAAATTTACCTATTTTCGAAGGTCCTTGTAATGTTATTTTCACATTATTTGTTTCTGACGGTACTATAGTTGCAAATGATTTATTAATCATATCATATCTTGTAGCATAATTTTGCGTACAATGTCCTATAACTATTTTAATATTATGAGCATCTCTTATTCCTAAGAATCTTTTTATATTTTCATTAACTTTAGTACAAAATTCTGATTGTACTCTTGGATCTTTAAATCTCCTATCTGCTTCTTCATCACTTCCATACTCTCTTTTCCATAATATAGACGGTGGAGGCCACATTTTATCAGTATTAAATTTTTTTAATACATCTTCGTATTCATCTTTTTTTTTTGAATCAACTACATCAACTGGATAAGTTAATATATTATTATAATTATTGTATTCATGAATGTGTTCCATATCATCTAAAAGTTGTCCATGTACAAAAATATAATTATTTATCATTAATATACATTTACAACTATCTTCCATCAATAATTGATGTCCTATTTGATTACACTTAAAAACTTGTTCTCTTGTTAATCCTCGATAATAAGGTTTCATAAAAATCTTATCTTTTTTGAACCAATAATCACGCCCCTCTCCTAACATATTCATAACTTCATGATTGCCTAATAGTTTATAAATACGACCTCTATTCATTAATGCTTGTTTATTTAATGCATTTATAAATCTTAAAATTTTTATTTCAACTTGAGGATATTCATGTTCTAAAGTACCATCAGATTTTAAAACATGATGATCAAGATCTGGGCATCGTGTTCCATCTATCATATCACCTACAATAACAATATAAGAGTTATTTTCATATATCCATTCGTAATTCAAGTCTTCAATATAATCTCCATCAGCCCCCTCAATATCAATTTTCAATAACCTTTCCATATCTGCGTCAGCTGTATTTCCATCAAAAGTAAAAGCTGGTTTTTTTCGAATAACACCAGCTAAATCTCTTAATAAAATTACAAGTAAATGAATATCAGCATGGATATCAGAAAAGGTAATAATTTGAGACTCTGTACTTATTTTAGTATCGCCTACATCAGAATGTACAGGTGTTATATGAGATTCTAGTTTAATTTCAGGATAGTCAAATCCAGACATTGTATATAATATCAGTTATATTAAAAATTTAAATAAATTTTTAATATATATTTACTAAATTTGTTACATCAATATAACGCATTAATTCATGTACAGCATATGGTTTTCTTACTGTTACTTGTTTATTATTCATCTTTAGGTGATGAGAAAAATTATAGTTATCTACAAGATTGTATATTTCATTTTTTATTTCTTAATAAATAAAGTATTTATCTATTATTAACAATGTTTAATGTAATCTTCATATTCTTTATTATTCATTAAATTAAGATCATTTATATTATCTTCTGATTCTATTTGAACAATCCATCCTTTGTCTAATGGAGATATATTTATTAAAGATGGATCATCTTCTAATTCAATATTAATATTTATAATTTTACCAGAAATAGGTGTATATATTTCAGAGACAGCTTTAATTGAATCAATATCTAAAATAGCATCTTCTTTAACAACAATATTTCCTTTTTTAGGAAGTGTTACAAATACAATATCACCTAATGAATCTGCAGCAAATTTTGTTATTCCTAAAGTATAATATCCAATATCGTATTTTATATATTCATGAGATTTTGTAAATCTAATTGTACTACTAAAACATCTTTTCATAATATTATTAAAAACCATAATAAACTAATAATAGTATTCTTTTAAGACAGTACATTTTGCATAGAAAATATCAAATAATAATTTGCAAAGATCACAAATTTATATTTAACTAAATAATCCTATTTTAAATTAATGAATTTTACAGAAGAAAATGTAAATAGTAATGATATGACAGAGTCAAAGCTAAATTCTATATTATCTATTGGAGAGGAAGTAATAAATACAGAGGAATTAATTCTTCTTCTTAAAAATAAATCTAATATTGTTGCGTATGACGGATTTGAACCATCTGGACGCATGCATTTAGCACAAGGACTTTTAAGAGCTCATAATGTTAATAAATTTACAGATGCTGGAATTAAATTTAAATTTTGGGTCGCGGATTGGTTTGCATTAATGAACTTGAAATTAGGTGGTGATTTGAAGAAAATACAGAATGCAGGTAAGTTAATGATAGAAACATGGAAAGCTTGTGGAATGAATTTAGATAATGTAGAATTTATTTGGTCTTCTGAAGAAATTAATAAAAGAAGTGATGAATATTGGAAAATTGTTTTAGATATTGCTACCAAGTTTAATTTAAGTAGAATTAAGAAATGTACACAAATCATGGGAAGAGATGAAAGTGATGATTTAGCAGCTAGTCAAATATTTTATCCAGTTATGCAAGCTGCAGACGTATTTTTTTTAGATGTTGATATTTGTTCTCTAGGCATGGATCAAAGAAAGGTTAATATGTTGTGTCGAGAATATTCTAAGAAATCTAAAAGAAAGTTTCCTCCAGTAATAGTATCTCATCATATGGTAATGGGATTAGATGGGTCTGACAAGATGAGTAAAAGTAGTCCTGATAATGCAATATTTATGGATGATTCTGAACAGGATGTTAAAAGAAAAATTAAAAAAGCATATTGTCCACCAACTGAAGTAGAAGGTAATCCTTTATTAGATTGGACAAAGTGGATTTTATTTCCAATATTAGGTAAAGTCATTATACCAGGTAATGATAAATGGGAAATACCAGAAAAAATATATGACAATTATGAGGACTTGGAAAAAGATTATATTAAAGAAGATATACATCCTAATGATTTAAAACTTAGTATGGTATATCATATCAACAAATTGATGGAACCAGTTAGAAAACATTTTGAAGAAAATAATGAAGCTAAAAATTTATTAAAGTTAGTAAAATCTTATAAATAGATTAGTATCGAATTTTTAAACTAAACGGGTCACTTGTTATATAGTGACACTCATTATATAATGAGTGTCAATATATTTTTAAATTTTATTTTAAACATCAATATTAGTTGTTGTTATATTTTTATTATGTTAACTGGAACAAATAAAATATTTAAAAGTTTGAATATTTAAAATGAGACAAACTTTTATTTGATAAAACTATCATATTATTCAGTTGACTAAAAATATTTTTATTTTATAATATAAAATCTATTTATTATATATATATGAGTTTTTATGAAAATAAATACAAAAAATATAAGATGAAGTATATTAAAAAGAAACAAGAAATAATAAATATTGCAGATGAGACTATCGATATGACAAAAATATTAACTGTTCGTGATTGGAAAGATGAACATTATTTACTTTTTTTAAACATCGTGTTAATTGGTGCAGGAATTCGAAAGTGTTATTTGCATCCAGGAAATTTGAGGATACCATATGATAAAAAACATGTTGATGATGTAATAGAGATTTTAACTATTGACGAGTTAAAATATCTATATGAAATGATTGAAATGACAGAACAGGAAATGTATTTGTACGACGATGAAAGTAATAAGTATAAACAAACAACAGGTATTTTAGTGAAAAAAAAAGGAATAGATGTAAATTTTGATAAAATGGGATTAGGACTTCCAGATAGAATAGATGAAAAATATATTGGTGAAATGTTAGGATTTGGTAAATGTTCAGGACAATTTGGTACAACTCATACTCATACTCATGAACTACTTTCTTCACATGATGGTATAACGTTTATGTCTTTTTTATGCGACAATGACAATAAAATGCTAGTCTTAGATGGATTATATGACTTTATCAAAAGCAATAAATATCTTGAATTTATTTTTAACAATGGTGGAACATATTTTTATTATATAATAAATCGGAGAAAGCACTATGAGAAAGTAGTAGCATATAATGCTGAATCAATCGGAGAACGCACGCGGAGGAAGTAGTAGTATATGATACTTATGTCAGATGATCTGAAATAAAAACATTGGGATCTCTACTTCCATGTTTTGCTTTTGATGCTAATCGTGTTTGTATGTGTAAATTATTATATCAATCCACCTAATTTGTTATTGAAATAGGAAACTAACATAAAACCAACTACTGTAAATCCGATATAACCAGTCTGTTTTAAACATCAATATTAGTTGTTGTTATATTAGTTGTTGTACTGTTATTTGTTAAACTCATATTATTTGCACTTGAACTGTTTTCTGTTTTAAACTTTATATATTTTGATTTATACTTTACATATTTTTTCTGTAAAACAGTTACTTTATCTTTAAGATTATCAACTTCTGTATTTTGGTCATTGATTTCTATTTTTTCATGATTGTTAAAATTAAGATGCTTAGCAAAGAAACCAAGATTGATATTACATTTTAAATTAGGTAATTTATCTTTTATCTTTAGATTAATACGTGATGATAATAATATAAGTTTTTTATGACTTTGGCAAAATTTAATTAAAATATTATATTTTTCATCTTTTAAATCTTGAAGATCCAAGTTCATTAGTTTATAAATTAAAATACCTAAATTTGATAAATCATCAGAATTTATAATAACATTTTTTTCATATAAATCACTAATATAATTTTTAATAAATTTTGTCCATTTTATAAAATCTTTTTCATTTTTTAAATACTTATACATTGAAAATTTGTCAATAATAATACTTTTAATTTTATAATCAATAGTATCATTGAACAAATTCTTATTTAATTTACCTTGATAAAAAATAAAATCATGACACTTGTAAAAATATTCTAAATAATGTAGTTTATTAGATAAATCATACCAGCTTAAATTATTTATCATTTGATTCAAAATATAATTTGTCTTGTATACGAGTATTAGATTACTAAATAATGTTTCATTTCTTCTAAATAATTCTGATAATATTGTTGTTTTTTGTATAATATTTTTAATTATATAAATATATATGTAATCTTGGTAAAATTTAAAATTATATGTGATATTTTCTAAAGATCCATTTTGATATTGATAATAAAATTTAACTAAATTATAAAATAAATTTTTTAATTTTGGAGGAATACATGAAATTACAGAATTAGTTAAATATATTTTATCAGTATCAACAATCTTAATTAACATATCAATATTTAAAAAAGAAAAATACATAATTAATTCAAAGTTAGTATTTAATTTTTTTTTATTAAAAGTTAGAGGAAAATTATAATTCTTAAATAGAACTGTTAATATCTTCATTTTACTATCTATATCATCCGCATATTTTTCACTTAAGTATGACATAAAAGTCTTATCTTCATATCCTTTTTCTAAAATATCTAATTCAAAATCGATACTATTAATATCATATGAATTTAATTCCTCATTAACTAAATTATATTTTAAACTTGATATTGATGATAATAGTAATTTATTTTTTTTATCTTGAAATAAATACTTGTAAAGATTGACATTACTTTCATAATTTTCTCTACCAAAGATAATTTTACTAATACTTTGTTTAATTAGATTATCTTTATTAATTATATCTTTTAATAAATTATCAATAGTGAATAATTCTTTTAAAGTAGGATTGTATTCATAAAATTTACATTTTTTTATTTGAACTTTTATAAATTTATTTATTTGTAAATATTCTTTATCTCTTATTATAATTTCACTTTTAATAATTTTATCATTTGGTATTTCTATAAAATAATTTTTTCCTTCTATTATTGATTCAATCGGAATTTCCAATAATTTTTTTGATTCATAATTCATTATGTTTTTTATGTGTTCTTTAATTTCTTTGCTCTCACTTCCATTAAAATTTATCTTAATCTCATTAAAATAATTTACAAGTTCTTTTATTTTATTATTTACTTTATCCTCAAATTTAATATGTTTGTCTGGGTTAATTTTTTTATAGGATATTTTGTAAATCATACTATAAATTATATTTACTGAACTATTCAACACATTATCGTAATATGATTTTAAATCTAGAATATCAGAAAAACTCTCTCTTTTTTCAATATTAACAAATCCTTTTTTAGTTAGTAGATTGAAATTACTATATATAAATTCTAAATCAGCATAATTATAATTATTATTTATTTTTTTAATATAAGATAATAGGATTGAAAAGAAATCTAAATCACAATTGAATTTATGCATAAATGCTATTATAAAGTAAAATTTTGAATATAAAACATTATTCTCTAAAATATCAATTTCAAATGGAAAATCAATAGACAATTTAGTTAAACAAAAATCTAAGTTAGCTATAAATATTTCATAGTTACATACTTCATTTTTAATATTACTAATTATTAGTTTGTTACCACATCTATTTAGTTTAAAATTTAATTTACAAATTACATTGTCTTTTATAATTGGTAATTTTATTAACATATTATATATAAACTAAAATGTTTATTTAAATAACAAAATTAATATTATTTAATTCTATAACTACTTTTCAAATTTAAATATTAAGAATTAGCTATCAATGAATAAACTTTCTTTTTATATTCTTCATAATTCTCATTAAATAACTTTGATGCATCAACATTGGCAGGTGACTCTGTATTTGGATTATTTAACATAGATATTATACTCATCATAACAGAGTTTACACCATGACTTGGAGACCACCTTTCTGATTCTAATTCATAATTATATTGATCAACCCCTTCGTGTAATATTGATATACATACATTTCCATCTTTATAAATATTAGGATGAAGAATTTCAGAAGTAAATTTTACTTTAGGTGGATTAATTGGATAATCTTTTGAAAAAATAATATTTCCATTAAAAATACCTCCTTCATAAATTGTATCAGAAGGACCAAATATAGCAAATTCCCAATGTAATATATTAGTTTCATTTATATTAATACTATAAAATGGATTAGGATCATTAATATATTGTTTATATTCCTTTTGTAATCTTTTCATACTTGTCATATTATTTACAGTGATTTATCTAAAAAAAATTTATATTTCAATTTTTACCCATCTAACCAAATTTTATATACAATGTCCAAGAAAATCTGGAGAAGGGCTATATAAACCTATTTTGAAATATGTATTAAAGTCTCCGCTAGTACTTTTTTCAAATGGTTGTCTCTTGTAAAATGATGAATCCATTTCATTATTACTATCATTATCATCAGATTGATAACTGATATCAGTTACATCTGAAAAGGACATTTCAGAAAAACTATTTGTAATTTCTTCGTCATCTGTGTAATAGCCATTATCACTATTATTTACTTCAACTACAGAACTATTTTTTTTATATTCAATACTATTTTCATCATCTGTAATAATTTTCATTCCATTTATATTTCCACTATTGAGTAGATTAATAATATTTAATCTTTCTGTGTCACCAATAGAATTAAAAGATGGTGATAAGATACCATTATCTATTGCTGAACCAATAATATCTACCCTAGCTTTTCTATCTATAGAATGATCACATTGACAAATTCTTTTAGTGCATTTTGAAAATTGAGAATTAATATCGCTAGTACACAAGTTTGATGACTTTCCATTATCAACATAATGATTAAAACTACATATTCCATTTTGCCTATTTTTACATTCTAACCCATCAGTGCAATTTCTCTCAAGATTTTTTCTTTTTTGTTCTAATTTATATGAATAATAACCATCTTCATAAACCCAAATTCTTTTAATTTCATTTATATTTTCATTTGGTCTAAACTTAATTACTCCTGGGTAATATTTTTCTATATATCTTTTCATCATTACAACGTCATTTCTAGGAACATATTTATAACCAAGTTTATTTATATCTTTTTGATACATAGGACACTCAGCCCACTGTTTTTTACCATAACCAGATCGAATTTCAGCGTTTCTAATTGATTTAGTTTTAATCCAATTTCCTTCAGCTGATCTATCATCACGATACATAAATTGTTTATCAATTGCATCCCATTTTATATAATGTGGTAAATAATACAAACATTTATCACTCTGAACATTTGTAATATTACTTGACAGTGGATAAAAAGCAGATGATTTACCACCGGGTTTACATGTTATACTATCCCCAATAGAGGAATTATTGATTTCTTTATCAAGTTTTTTTTGATTAATGATTTCCATTTTAATTTTTAATAATTGAATAAGAATACGGTTATAATTAAAATATTCAATTTTTTTTATTGGTAAGAATATTAATCAAATTACCATATAGCTACCCTATCATTAATATTCTTATAAATATCTCCATCTTTTATTTCAAAAACACTATAAAATTCATCTATATTTGTTAATATACCATTAACTCTCCATTCTCCAGGTGAATGAGGGTCTGTTTGTAATCTTCTTTTTAATTCTTCTTCTCTAGCATTAATTCTCCATACTCTTGCATAATTATAAAAAAACTCTTGTAAAACTGTTTTAAGTTGATCATCATTTGTGATATTTTTAAGGGAATTCATTGAAATACAAACACCGCCTAAATCAGCAATATTTTCTCCTAAAGTTAATTCTCCATTTATTGCTTGACCTAAAATATAATAATTTGAAAATTGTTTTTTCAATTTATCAGTTATTTTATTAAAAGTTATTATATCTTTTTCTTCATACCAGTTATTAAGATTTCCATCTTTGTCAAATTTTCTTCCTTGATCATCAAATCCATGAGTAATTTCATGTCCTATGACAACACCTATTCCACCATAATTTAATGAATCTGGATAATCATCAGAAAAAAATGGTTTTTGTAATATTGCTGCTGGGAATACGATCTCATTATATTGTGGTGAATAATATGCATTTACATCGAATACATTCATAAACCATTTTGATTTATCTTTTTCTTCATATATGTTTTTTAAATCATCATAAAATAAAATTCCCTTACATATTAAACAATTTTTTAAAAAACTGTTATCTTTTGATAATTTTCCATATAATAATGTATAATCCTTAAATTTATCAGGATATCCAATTTTAACATTCATACTATCTAGTTTATCAATAGCATTTTTTTTTGTTTTATCACCCATCCAATTATTTTCGACTAATCTATTTCTAAATTCTTTTTTAACATTGTCTACTAAATCTAAAGCTCGTTTTTTTGATTTTTCAGGAAAATAATAATTAACATATATTTTACCTATTATTTCTCCAATCAAATCTGATTCAATATCAATAACTCTTTCCCATCTTTCAGTATTTTTTTTTGCTCCTCCTAATCTTTTATGATAAAAATTATATATAACTTCAATTACTTTTTCATTTAAGAATGATCCTATTTTTAATAAAAACATCCATAAAAAATAATGAATTAAATCATTCAGTTCTAAATTTTCTACTAAATATTCATATTTTTTTATAAATTTAACATTACATATATTAATTTTTTTTAATACTTTACCATTAAAGAAATTTTGTCGTTCAACATAATTATTCAATTTATTTAATCCCAAATATTTGAAATTTTTGTTAAGATTGTTAAATGTAGTTGCATTATCTAATTTAGTAGGATCTCGTTTTTCAACATTAGAGTACGTAACTTCAGCTAATTCTTTTTCAATATTAAAAATCTTTTCTAACATTTCGTCACTGATCTCCATAAATAAAGATAAATAATTTTTCATAAATATTTTATAATCATCTAAAATATCTTTTTTTTGTTGGCTAAAATAATAGTCTTTATCAGGTAGTCCTAAACCACCAGCTTCTACATGAAGTCCATTTATATTTGAATTTTTTAAATCAGGACAAACATCAAAGTAAACAGGAGTATTTATACCATTTAATGTAAATACTTCAAAAACATTATTAATAAGATCTTCTTTATTTTTAGAATTAAATATTTTTTGAACAAAATCATTTAATAAATACTTGTAATCAATTGGTTCTATATTTTTACTAGAAAAATTTAAATTAGTTAAAATATCTTTTTCATTACTATTTAAAATATTATTAGACGATTTATCATTAGTTGAAATATCTTCTACTAATTTTCTTACATTATTTCTACTTTCTTCTCTTAAAACATCAAAAGTCCCCCATCTATTTTTATCTTCAGGAATATTATTATCATCGATCCATTTTTTATTTACGTAATTGTAGAAATCATTTCCAATATGATAATTTTCTGAAAAATTAAATTCAGATAAATTCTTATCATTAGAAAAATTACTATTCATATAAATTAATTAGAAAGATAAATTAGATCTTTCTTAATATTTAATTAACTATTTCTTAATAATTAATTATAAATTTTAGACAACTACTTCTACAGCTTCAGGAACAGGATTAATATTATTTTGAAATTTATTAAATATCTCCTCTTCAATTGTATTTTTTGTTAATATTCTAATCACTTTTACTTTCTTTTCTTGACCAATTCTACATGCTCTCGCAATAGCCTGAGATTCAATAGCTCTTACTTCATCTTCAGAATGATCAATTGGTTCAACAAAAATAATATGAGTAGCTTCAGTTAAATTAGTTCCAGATGCTGATTTCTCTAGAGATAACATGATTACATTATCTTCATTATTATTTGTCTTGAATTTATTAATAGCAGCATTTCTTCTGTAAACATTTCCTTGAATAAACGAGTTACTAACTCCATTTTCTTTAAGAGCACTACCAATAAGATGTAACATTCTATCCCATTGAGAAAAAATAATTAACTTGTTGTTTTCATCAATTACAAGTTTTCTTGCAAGAGATATTAGTTTTCCTAATTTTGATCCATATTTCTGAATCAGTGGATTTTCCATAACTTCATCATTTTTCGTTGAAGCCATATCTTCAGTTAGATAAATATCAGTACCTTTAAGATCATTTTTACAGTAAGGACAATTTTTCTTAACTGATAAACACATATCAAGACAATCTTTACAAAACATATGACCACATTGAGTCATAACTCTATTTTCAATTTTATCAAGACACACTGAACAGTTTTCTTCATTATCAACATCATCAGTATTTGTAATCTTTTCAACAATTTTCAAGAAATATTTAGATTCGGAAATTTTATTTTCATACATTTTCTTTAGCATACTATATTCTTGAGATATAGGATTTAAATTATCCAATTTATTTTGATATTTACTTATCAATGCTTTATTATGTTCAATTAATTTATCTTCAATTTCACTCAAATTAACTTCTTTAGTATCAAATAATTGACCCATTGTATCAGTCGCTAAAATATGGCAACATATTTGTTGTAATAAAAGTCTTGAAAAACTACTATCCTTCTTAGATTGATATATTTTTTTCTCAAAATCAGTTAAACCTACCCAATGTACTTCTTCGTCATATCCAATAATATTAACATCCGTATCTTCTTTTCTATGTCTAATCATAGTATGTTTCAATAATTGATCAATAATATATCTTTTAGCTAAAATAGAATACGATTCACTATTAGCAGAAGATCCGTAATTTCTATATGATGATTTTAGACAATTACCATACTTTATCCATTTATTTTCAAAAAATATTTGACAATCAATGAATTTTAGACAATTTGATAAACCATTAAAGTTTACAAAAGGAGTACCAGATACAAACCATTTATAATCAGCTAAACAATTACTTAACAATTCAGACATATATTCAGACATAGAAGCACTTGTCAATTGCAAACCAAATATTTCATGAGCTTCATCAACAATCAATCTGTGAAAATTAAAATGTTCTAAATTTGGTTGTTTTTTATCGTAAATATTCTCACCTTTTTGTACCCATCCTAAAATCAATGTCTTCAACATCACAGATCTTTCATCATGTTTATAGTTAGATGGAGTACACTGTCTGTAATTTATAGTAGGATAATATTTAAAATTCATTAAAAATTGTTGAGTTACAATTATAATATCCGCTTGAATAATATCTTTATAAGTTAAAGATGTATGACTATTTTTAGTTAATAGTGAAATAATATTAGCTTTACTATTTACTTTTAAAACTTCAGTCTTCCATTGTTTAGCCAAATGTGCTGGACATACAATGAGTGTAGACTTTGCATTTATTATACCGAATTCATTAACATAATTACTTGGTACCGTGTAGTCAATATTAAATTCTCTTGTAGAAGGATTCATAAAAATTAATGCTAAAGAAGTAATCGTCTTTCCTAAACCCATCTCATCAGCCAAAATTCCACCCTTTGACTTGACAGGAATTTCATAATTTCCATTATCATCATTTGATAAATATTTTTTTAAATAGGGATCATATGTAATTTTTAAATTATTAAAATCCAATGTATATTTATAATTTAATTGTCTAATAGTATTTGCATTTTCAATATCAATCATTTTTGCAACACTTTTTTTTTGATAATCGTATAGAGTAACTGTAAAATTTGATGGCTGTTCAATAGAAGGTAATGTAGGTAAAAAAGATTTATTTTCACACTTGGGATGATTGCTAACAGAGTAAACAGGTATTGTTTCAAATAACTTTGATAAATATGCTCTTAGAGAGTCCGACTTATCTCTATATAAATGTATTCTATCAGTATCGATTATTACAATAATACCAAACTCAGATTCACGCATTCTACCATAATAATCCAACCCTGTATCTTCTCTAGTTATACATGCCTTAATTTCAAACAAATCATGAAATCTGCTTTCTGTCATAATAGATATTTCTAAGGAATTTGACGTTATTCTATTATAAATTTTTCCTGTTGTTGGATTAATCCAACTATACATCATAGATGACTGACTATTAGGAGGAATTTTATTTCCTTCAAGTCTTAATTGAGGTGCCTCTTCTGTGTATTTTCCAGATCCAAAATGTAAAATGTTCATTAGTATAATAAAACAATTAGTTAACTACCTGTATATAAATCAATTTTTTTATAGTTAATCAATTTTTAACTACTGGGTAGTTCTAAAGAATAGTTAATTTTTTCAATAGGAAAAGACAATTTATCAGCAACATAACTTAATACATTTTGGTCTCTTTTTAGTCCTTTTTCTTTGAGAGTATCAAAAATATTTTTAAATAAATTATTGACTGATTCTTCATTTCTTCTTACAACAAAACAAGTATCTACTAATGGAACACTAAATTTTTTATCTTTAATTTCCTCTAAAAATTTATTTCCATTATCTTTATTTTCTAGATTTAAATCTACAGTTTTCTTTATTTCTTGCTGCATTTTTTCTCTATCAGGATGTTTGAAAAAATCAATTTTATGATTTTTAACTTTTTCTATAATTTGATCATAATTTAACATCTTTCTTAATTTTTTATTAACTATTTTACTGTCATACCATACAATTATATCATAATCTTTTAATATTTCAGGTAAGTTAAATTTAACATTTTTACTTGACCACCTGTTAGAATCCATAATATTATCACCTTCAACTTTATTATATATAACTTTATTCCATTTTTTTGTAACAATGTCTTTATTATCAGTAAAAAAATAATAATCCATCCTTGAATCAAATACTATATCATCAATACCTTCATTCAACTCTCCTCTAAAATTACCAAAATTACAACCATAAACAGCAATTTTTGGATTTTCTTTTATATCTGAAAAATTTTCAATATCTATTCTATGGCATCTATAAATAGTTAATAATAAAATTAAAACTAAGCTATAAAAATATAAATCAAACAATTTATCTTGCATATAGAAAGATTTAGATAATCTTTCAATAATCGCTTACAACAAATTTTAAATTAAATATGGTTTATTTATTTCTTCTAACCATAATTTTGAAATATTTTTAAAATTAAATCAATATTCTAACCTGTCTAAATATTGATTTAATTTTTGATTTCTATAGTCTTTGTTTGAATTTCCATGTGTACAATCAATTATAATCTATTTACATTACAGCTATATTTTGAATATTGATATTATTGATTGACATAATATAGCTTTATAAATCGTTTAAAAAAATTTTTCTGATTCTTCAGATAATACCATTAGATAATACCATTAGATAATACCATTAGATAATACCATTAGATAATACCATTAGATACCATTTGTATAAGCAGAACAAGCTCTAGTCATAAAACTGTGACTAGAGAGAATTCCTTTTTCTACTTTTTCGCAATCCTCTTCATCTTTTAGTTTTTGAATAGGATACAACATTTCCATCATACTGTTCTTGAGAGGTACAATAATCAAATTTCTAATACTAATCAAATTATCTATAACCAATCTAATAATTTTATAATTGTCATCAGCTGAATGTTTTGGCATTTCTTTTGAGATTTCATGAATATCTTTAGACTCTATATAATTAATCAAACTAGTAGAAGACAACTCATCAATAGATTCTAACATTGACTTGTTTTTTACTGGTTTGACACCTTGAATCAACCTCATCATTTCAAAGTATTTATAAAAAATTACAAAACAAGTTTCTATGAAAGAATGACCAGTACTAATTTCTACAAGTAAAGTTACTACTCTAATTGATGATTCAACAGATTCAACAAAATCAACAGATTCAACAAAATCAACACTGTCCTTAATTCTACCACCGTCACACTCAATACTGTCACTACTTTTAACATTACTCAATGTAAAAGGTACATTATTCCTAATAACTTCAAACATTATAAAAAATGTATAAAGTTGTCCAGCATTTGCCAAAATTTCAAGTTGTCTATTTGTTCGACCTGTAATCAATGTACTGCCATTATCAATGTTACATGCACTGTGTAAAAATTTAAACTTTTCATGGTTATAATTTAATTTTAAACTCAAACAACTTGGAACTTCAGTAATTAATTTACCGAAACAATATTCGATAATAAATTCAATACCTTTATTACTATGATAGAGTCTACAAGGTAGATCAACAAACACAAATGACTTTTTAATATATTCTATCTCAATTGATTTCAAGAAATTAGTCAAACCATTAATAACCAACTTATTAGAAGATGTAGGACAAACAACAAACTTTAGCCTACCATTTGACATAGCATCATTAATTACATATTGATTACTACTATCATCGCCAATACTGGTTCTAAGAGATTTCTGAAAATACGTTTCAAAATTTTTATCAATTGCAATTTTATTGACAATATCAATATCGCTCAAGTAAAAAATAGTTGTACCTTCTTTTTTAACTAATATATCAAACTTAATATTGTCTAGTGCATGTAATGATGAAATACCGAAATTTACATTTCCTGGCTTGTTAGAAGTTCTTTCTTTTTGATACTTACAAAGTATATTACCTTCATAATCATAAAGATTTACACTCTCACCATTACTATCAGATTTACTAAAATTTTCTCTAAATTGATTATAGTCATTCTGATTTCCAAAAACAATATTCACTTGACCTGGATCTATACTACCTGGAATAGTAATTGAATCTTTATCTTTTTTCGACGACACAGTACAATTTCCTGTAAGGAAACCAATTTTATCTTCTATACGAAAACACATATCTCCAAACTTAATATTACATCCTTCTCCTTCTTCTCCTTCTCCTTCTACTCTAACTTCTTCTCCTTCTCCTCTAACTTCTTCTCTAACTACTTCTACTATTCCTTCTACTCCAACTACTCCATTTACTACTTCATCCCTCTCTCCCTTATTAATACTCATTTGCGACATAATAAATACCTTTAAATGTCCTATAGATATTATTTTTCAATTTTTTTATTTAGTAATATAAATAGAATCTGATTCATACTTTTGTTTTGCGTAGCAATTTAATGTTATTACTAAAAAGCTCTGCTTTTGATTTTTAATCAGATTCAAAATATGAATAAAAAAATAATAAGATATCACAAATAGGTAATAATTGTATATTTACCATTCTTAACATAAAAATAGAAAAGTATGATTAGATATACTATCATTAACTGTTATAAACAATTCCTGCCATACCGCTAGCAATTCTTAAATAATTATAATTTACACCGTACGCTACTATATCAAAATTATTAGATAAAGCTTTAGACTGGAGAGATGTTGGTAAGAAATTTTTAAAATCTTTAATATTATCATCATTTAATGTAAATTGTAATTGAGCATTATCAATTCTAGAAAAATTCAAGCTTCCCATAGGATCCTTAAATTTTGGATTAGCACTAAATGAATACATGTAAAATAGATGTTCAGTTTTAGTTCTATAATTTTCATAATTTTGTAGATAGTAATAATATTTAAAATCTTTCCATTCAACTCTAGGATAAGAATTTATTAAGATTCTTGCTTTATCTAATAAATGATTCTTAAAAGAAGAAGTAAAAGAATTAAATGTAAAATCATTTTTATTAAACATATCTACAGTTGGGTAGTCTAATTTATTAGAAAAATTAAATAGCTCTCCATTTTCTTTCATAAAATTATTTTGTAAGTAAAAGAACATTTCTTTTACAGGATGATTAAAGTTTAACTCTATATTTTTACCTTGACTAACACTATGACTAATTCTTTGAGTTTGTGTGATTAAATACTTGTGTTCAGCTTGAGAAACTCTTTTTCTATCTTCAGAATCTAAAAATAATAAATTGCAATCTAATCTTAAATCTTTAATACTTTGTTCAGGAATAGAATAATTTGGATTATGTACAAATCCTTTAATACCATTAATGTCAGTTTTTTCTTCTAGTAGTTGTACAATATCATCCCATTTTCTTAGTTTAATTTCAAATTCAACATCATGGTATTGTAAAGCTACTAATGGAAGAGCTTTATTTATACTTTCTGCAAACCAGAATTTAAGTGGAATATAAAGAGAAGTAGATCTAATTGTATCTTGAGGAGTAATCAATGTAGGATCCATTCCTAATAAACAAATTTTATTAAATTCTTTTTCATATAAATCAGTATAAATTTGGCTAAAGTCTCCAGTTACTTCTTCAATTAGTTGTCCTCCAATTAATAATTTAGCACTTTCTAATATTGAATATCCAAGATAGTCAACCCATCTAACCTTAAAATTTTTTAAGTCTTTTATTTGATTTGATAAAACAGATTTAGATAATTCAGGCAATTCGATAACCAGATAGGCAGAACTTAACATATCACCGTCTTTTTTTACTTTAAAAGATAATGTGGTGCCCCAATTACTACTTCCTAAAGAATAATTACTTGTAGTTGATTTTACAAAATTATTCATTTTTCCAACATTTTGTTGAAAAACACTAAACTTAGGATCATTTGTTAAAAGATCTTGTTCTTGTGCACCTACTGCAACAAGTTGAGTCAATGCTCCATTATTCGACATATAATTTAGACTAGAAAAAATATATAAATTCTTGACTATTAAAAATTTTAATTTATTAAAAAAATCTTATCTTAAAAATAAATAAATTCAGTTATACTGAAAATATTTAATCTTAACATATTATATATTTATTAACCTACTCTCCATGAATGACCGCATTCTAAACAATCAATAAACGATGTTGCAGGTTCATCACCTGCTCTTGTCTGTTTTTCAGATACTGTACATCTTCTTTTCTTGCATTTTTTACATTGAAATAAATCTGTAGTAGGTTTATCTTTTTTATTCTTTTCTTCTAATTCTTTCTTTTTATTTATTTTTTCATATTTCTCTGGATTTAATTCATGAGATTTCATAAATGCAAGTTGTTCAGATTTAATATCACCATTTTTTATCATATCTTGTAGAGATTTGTTTGAATTTAAAATACATAATATTTCGTCCATTTTTTCCTGATAAATATTTTCAAGAAGAAATGGTGTTCCTTGACTTTCTGAATATTCATCTGCAAATCCATAAATACCTCCATCAATTCTTTCTGAAGTTTTTTTATCAAATAGTTTCAAAAGTAGTTCTATATTTTGTTTTCTAGATTCCATAGTATTTTAGTTAAATACTATCATTTATTTAAATCAATTTTTTTAAACACTTTCAGAATCTACTAGTTCAACTTGTGTTAAAGAATCTACATGTGTTACAGGTTCTACTGGATTTACTACAGAACCATTTAGTGAAATTTGATTATTATCTTGATTACTGAAATATTCAACAACATCATTTTCTTCCTCAAAAATATGTGGTTTTGTTTCTACATTATCATCATTTGATTTAAATACTTTAGAATCAACATTGTTGATTTTAAATATATTAAAAGCAGACTCAATTACCCATTTCTGTAATGGTTCAATATAACCTAGATTATTGATACCACGCATTGTATCTAAGAATCCAAAAGAATAATAATTTGGATAATACTTTGTGTAATAAGCTTTTACATTATTATAACCATTAGTTGTAATGGATTTATCATGAATTATATTATTGTAAGGATCAGTCAAATCAATATCATTATACTTATAAAATTCAGCATTATAAAATCTTGTATGAAATAACTTGTGATCTTTTTTCAACTGTCCTAAACATCCACTAATAGAAGATTTGTTATTCAAATTAATATCATATAAATTATTCCAATAAGGAACACATGAAGAATATTTAATAAGCTTATCAATCTCTTTTTTGTTTAGAAAAGTACCGAAACCTCTCATTCTATATTTATTAATTATTTCAATTGGATCTTTTGAACCCGCAAAATATTTATAATCAATATTCCAATAAGTTTTGTGAGCTGAAATACAAGAAGGAGTCAAGTAAACATTATTTCCATCATAATAGCTACGTACACAAGGTAAATGGAATTTTGAAACAATACCAAAAAAGTCATCTCCTAAAATAGGAAATAATTCTAATACTCTTAAAATATAAGGTTTTGCTTCAATTTTTGCTTTAAAAGTTATATTAACACCGCATTCATATGTAATGTATTTGTTTACGTCTGACTCATCAATATTGACAGACGAATCTATAATATCATCTAACATTTTTTCAACTTGATCTTCATCAATATCAACAAAAGATTTAACATTTCTTGTACATTGTTTACTTTTCTTAAAATGAACTTCATAAATAGTTTTATTTAATTCAAATAATTCAGGATGAACACTTTTTAATGTAGCTATTTCATCCTCATCAAAATCACTAAGAAGTTTTTTATAAAACTCATCAATTTTATTATTGAAATATGGTTTTATAAGGTTAACTATTTTTTCTTCTCTTAAATTAGAAACTATATATTCATAATTAAGAATGTCTGTACAAATACTATTTCTAATAAAATCTTCATCAACAAATATGAATATTGTTCTATATACAGTATATTTAACTATATCTAAATCGTCTGCTCCTTTATTGCATACATTTACTACTAACTGATTGTGAATAATTTTACTCTTTTTAATAAAATCAATCGGATTAATACCTTTAATCATTACATCAAGATCTGCATCTGAATAATACTCACTGAAATATCTACTCCAATCCAAATCAAAACTAGATTCAGAATTAAATATATTTTTACCAACAAATAATTCTAATAAAGGTGGGTTTTCTTGTAGACATGCAGTCATTACACTTCCAGAAATACCTATTCCAAATTCTTCAAAATTTAAATCATCAAATATATTAAAAGATGTATTACCAGTCATAAAAACATTAAATCTATTTCTAAATCCATCAAGAGTAGTAATTACTCCAGGTTGACTTTTATTATTTTCATCTACTGGAAAAGAAAATTCAACTCCACCAATGTTATTTTCTGATTGTAAACTAGAATTATCGACCATAATTGGCAAATAAGGATTAGACTTGATATCATTTGGTACGACAGGAAATGTTGGAAGTTTATTTGCTGTATTTATATCAAATATAAAATCATCAGTTTTCTTAGTCCATGTCTTCTTGATACATTCTTCAAAGTAGAACCTAATCCAAGAATAGCTGATTAAATATCTGAATAATTCAATAAAATATGAAATATGATATTTCATTTTATCTAAAATATAAATATTATTAATTACATTATGAGAATAATACTTTGAAACAAGAAGATTTGTAAAAAAGTAAAATTGTTGACAAGTATTTAACTTATCAAATATTTGATTAACATCAGATGTACTAATATCGGAGTTATTTCTAATTCTGTATAATTTATAACCATACTTTGTAATTGTAGAAGATGCATCTACAAAATTCTTATTATTAAAAATCATTGTTAGATAATTATTTTCAATATTATCTTTATCAAGATCATCTAATATAACTTTTATTGACTTGTCAAGACTAGATTTTGTATAAGACAATTGAAATTTTCTTTCATTAAAACTTTTTGATATATTACATAAACAATTATATCTTAATGTCCAATAATTACTTTCGTCTAGTAATTTAATCATTTCAGTTAATTGTATCTTTGATGAATAACTTATATCGTTACATTTACAAAAATAATCCTTGATATACACCAAGTTCCATAATGTTTTAAAATCACTAACTCCATTATAAAGTTTTAAATATTCAATTAAATTTAAATAAGAAATATCAAAAATAGGGACTACTAATATTTCATCACCTAACTCGTATCCAAAATGATTAAATAAGTTAACACTTTCAGATGACACTAATGATATATTTTCATAATGATATTTATTTTTAATTAATTTAATTGAACATTCTTTTAGTACCAATTTATGTTTTACATTATCCCATTCTCTAGTTGGAATATAAGATTTGCAAATATCTAAATCTACAGGTTCATTTTTTAATGGACATAATACATAAACTTCTCTAAAAAATTTACCTATATTTAGAATATTAATTTCTACTGTATCATCATTTATTTCAATTTCTAATTCTTTATTCAATAGTGGGTTTGCTATTTGTTTAACTTGAGATTCCATTATAATAGTATAATTTATCATCTAAAAAGAAAATATAAATCAATTTTTTTAAATAATATTACAACTTTGAATATAAACGAAATACGCAAATTTAGAACATATTTGTCTAAATATCTAATTCAATCTCGTATAATTTCTCTAAACTATCGCAATTAAAAGATTGTATTCTATCGAGTTGACTTAAATAACTATCTCCTTTAGAATCTTTAAAATTATCTACAATAATAGAATCAAAAAAATCAAATTCACTTTTGAATTTAGTATACAAATTTAAATAATCTTTTTTCTCAATAGAAAAATTATAATCTGAATTAATTTTACTATTTTTTATTTTTTTAAATTGAATATCTTCTTTATTTTCTTCAAATTTTAATTCGACACTCTTTCTTTTTTCTAATCCTTTATAAATTATTATATCTTTATTATAGTCAAATCTTCGAATATTTACTAAACCAGTATAATTCATATTTTTACTAAATAATTTGTTCTTATAAATTTTACTTTTATCGCAAGTAGATACTCTAATAAATCCATAAAGATTTAATTGTCTATAAAAAGAATTTATTTTAGTAAACCTAAAAATATCTTTACAACAAATATCTAAAAATAATATTGGTTTTAAAATAACAATTGATTCATCATCAAACCAACCATAAATATAATTCCATTCATTTTTAGTGATATAAGATTCACTAAACATCATATATAATTTATTAATAAAACTACTTCCATTTTTCATTGTATTAAAATAACTATTAGATTTTATATATTTTTCAATTTTTATTAGTAATTAATTTTCTCAAAAATAAAATTGCTTTCCTTAATATAATCTCTTGACTTTAAATAATCAATAGAACTATTGAATAGTTCATTATTTAATTCAAATAGTTTAATATTTTCACAAGTTAATTCATACAAAATAGTTTTAGAATAACTATGTGTTTTCAATAATGAGTTAATTACAGACATTACAATATCAATTCTACTATTTGATAATTTGATATCTTCGTCTATAAATGATTCTTTTAATACACGACTGATGTCAAAATATGATTTTCTTAGATCTAATTCCTTTTTATTAAACTCTTTATTAAGAACAAATATATCATTATTTTTTCTTAAAATTCTATTATTTGAAAAAACTCTTAGCAAGTTATTGATTTCTTCTTTTGGATAATTTCTCAAAAATGTAAAATTATTAATTTCTTCTAAAGTCTGTTCTTCAATTTCATCAAATTGTTCTAAAACTAAAGCTTGAATTGGTAGTAGCGTCAATATACAATTACAATTTGTATTATTATATCTAATAGTAACTTTACCAACATGTAAATACCAATTTAAAGATCTGGTATCATCATGATATTTAGTAAAAATAGTTGAATAATTTGAAATATATTTTACTAAAGAATTATTGTTATAACGAATTGATCTTTCGCAGTTATTCAAACAAACATCAAAATTTGTTTCATTTGTTAGAATACTCAAATCCCATATATTATTTGAAATTATAGTTGGCTTAATTATCTGTGGTTTTAATTCATAATTTAAAATTAATGATGAAGAATAATCAAATAAAGTCTTTTTAAGAATAAATATTTGATTATTATTAAAACATTTTGATAGATTACTAATTAATTTCATCTCAAACAAAAAATTTTTCTTTCCATAAATGTCAATCAAATCATTAACACTTTGATAATTTAATAGTCTGTTCATTAAACATATGTGATAGTTTTTAAATATAATATCTTTATTACTCAAATTAAAAATAATATTAACCAAGTTAGCTATTTTACTATCATATTTTTGAAAAGCTTCAAATGAACAGTAATCTAGAGACTTGTGAGATGATTGCAATGAAATGTTTGAATTTTCAAAATCTCCTCTTTCATTATTAATTGTTTTTAAAATGAATTTATTCAATTCATCATATAAATTATTGTTAATAATTAAATGTGATATTTTTTTACAAAATAATGAACATAATGTAGGAAACGTATTTGAATAATATTTTGTAATAGTAACATAAAAATTACAAACTTTCTCTAGACTTGTATCTGAATTAATATCAGAATTTGAATTATTGGCAATATGTAACTCAATGCTTTCTTTACTATCTCTCGATAATGATTTCCCAATAAAATTAAGAGATTTATAATTCTGTTCCAGAAAAATATTAAAATTAGATATGTTATTCAATTTAGATAGAGGATTAAAAATATCTTTTATCAAAATAGAAGATAGGATCTCCATAAAAAACAATTCTTTTAGTAAATAGTTAAAATGTGTCCTATAAGTATTGAAATAGTTAACAAAAATCGAATACTGATAGACGGGTATCATACATTTATTTACATCAGGATTATTAATTTCTAAATTTAAACTTCCCTTAATACATTGTAATAAAAATGGCAAATACCATGAAACATAAAAATTATTACACAATTTTTTTATTTTTAGTGTCAGAAATTTTACATCTTTATAGTTTCTAATATCCATTATTTCATCACGAAGAATATTTGTATTATGAACAAATGGATCACAAAATAACGTATTAAAAAAGATTCTAAATATATCAGTTGAATTATTCTTATTTAAAAAACTATTTAGAGTATTGATCTTATTATTAAATTTTTTAATACAATTTAAATATGTATTTATTATACAAGTACCTCTATTTATCTTTATAGAATTTCTAACTTCTTGTCTTGTTCTTCTAATATATTCATTTAATGAATCAGTTATACATGACTCAATACTTGTCAATAAATTATCATGTATTTTTGATTTTTCAACAGTTAACCCTTCTTTATCTCTTAACATATTTAAATTGCAATAAATATAGGTTGGAATCATTACTCTCTTGTTATTTTTTATTAGATTTTCAAAAAAATACTTGTAATCATTTAAATCACAATTAGTATCATATTTAATAATTATTGAATATTTGTCTTTCATTGATAAATAAGAATATATATTTATCAATTAAAGTTATCAATTTTTTTATACACAAGGTTTTGGGACCTTTCTGTATGAGTGACATTGATTTGGAGTTTGTTGCGGACTTTCTACATTTTCTATAAAATAATTTAATACTTTTTTATATCCAACATATAATCCTACTAGATATCCAAAAATACAAACTAGTAAATAAAATAGTAATTTTAAATATTTTGTTCCTAACATATATATATTTTCATAGATAAAAAATTTTTATCTACAAAAAATAAATTTTGAAAATCTTTATATAAAATCGAGGTGTTTTGCACCATGATATAATCATTATATAAGATCCAATTTATATTATATTTGGATTATATCTAGGAGAATTGTAATCATAAATTTTAACATCAAAATCACCTCTTGATGAATCTAACCACGGTAAATCTATTTTTTCATTATCAGTTAATTCTTTATCACCTTGTACTTTTAATGGTATTTTATTATCTGAATTTGAATATGAATCAACAACATAATATTCATATTTACTAGAACCAGGATGTGATTGTCTTCCAAATAATCTTAAAAGTTTTTCATCTGATTTTCTTACTAACATACCCATCTGTTGAAAATTATCAGGATATCCTCTAGTTGGAATATTAATCATATCTTTAAAATATTTAGGAGGATAAGCATGTCGAGGTAATCTTCTTTCTGGTGCTACTAATACATTATTAATTACCTTTTTATCTCTTTCAATAAATATATCATCGACTTGATGTTGTCCAGTTTTTACATCCATTTCATAATAGTTATTATTGATTAATGTATCATTAATCTCATTATCACTTTCTGTATCATCATCTTCTATATTTTTTAACTTTTTTTGATAAATATTTTCATTATCAATTTTATTATTTTTAATCATTTTTAATGAATGAATATAAGTAAAAAAAGAAAATATAAAAATTAAAATTATAAAATAATTTTTTGGTATACATACATTATCTGTCATCTATATATTTTATTAGATTATTAATATTTTAATAATTAATAATCTAATAAACTATAATATGTCTTATAAATCAAAGTATTTAAAGTATAAAACAAAATACAATAAACTTTATTATGATTTATTGGGTAGTAGTGAAAAAGATCAACTACAATCAAGTCCACCAGGTCTATCAAAACCAGTATTTGACTCAAAATGTACTGAAAATGTGAAAAAAGATAATTTAGAACTAAATATAGATTTTCAAAGAGATTTAACAAGCAATGATCTAGAAAATGAAAATTCTTTTAAAAATTATAGGAATGGAAAAACTAGAAATGCTACAAATTTTATTCAACGCAATCATATTGATAAACATCAGAATGATCCAACATTGGTTAAAAATTGGAATCAAGGGAAACATCAAAAGGGTCTTCAATCACATTTAAAAAATATATATCGTTTAGAAATTAAATCTAATAGAACAAATAATGATACTAGCAGACGTGTTTATCAAGTAGTTTTAAATAATAAAAACCAAGTATGTTAGATTTTAATTTACGGTCTATGTATTAACCAGTCAACTATCTTATTGCCATCTTCATCAGTATGACTATAATTAGCTTCTGTATAAGAAAAATTAATACAACCTATTCCTGGATTTATAATTGGTAAGAAATTAACATATGTTGATGTCAGAATATTTTTAGATTTTACTTTTCTTAATTTAACAGAAAGTATTAATTTAGAATCATTAACTTCTCCTCCTCCAACTAGAGAATAATTCTTAACTATATCTTCATCTTCATTAACTAATTGATCATACATAACATCAAATTCATTGTAAAATTCAATAGTTCTTTTTCCTCTTTTATCTAAATAACTATATTCTTTTTTACTAAAATAATTATTTAGGTTTTTACATCTTCTTATATATCTATTATAATAATTATTTCTTTCATCAATTGTTGTCTCATTTGATTTATTATATGTTGTAGATGGTATATCTGTCCAATCTTCAAATGGAAAAAAATTATTTTCAATTAAGATATTTCTATTCTCTATAAAATAATCTTTTTTACCTATATCAAGTATATATCTTTTTTGATTTTTATTATAATAGTAACGTATGCTTAAAATATTATGAACAGCGTTGTTGATATCATTATTACATTTATAATAATTTTTCATTATAGTTTCATAATTTTTTATGTCACTTGAACGAGTTAACGCATCATTATACCTTTCTAAAGAGGATTCTGTTTCTTCTAATTTTCTATCAAATATTGATATAATTTTAGGACTATTACGTTGAGGACTATTACGTTGAGGACTATTAGGACTTTTACGTGGAGGACTATTATGTAGAAGACTATTAGGACTATTACGTTGAGGACTATTAGGACTTTTACGTGGAGGACTATTATGTAGAAGACTATTAGGACTATTACGTTGAGGACTATTAGGACTTATACGCTCAGGACTTTTACGTTGAGGACTTTTACGTTGAGGACTATTAGGACTTTTAGGACTTTTAGGACTTTTAGGACTTTTAGGACTTTTAGGACTTTTAGGACTTTTACGTTGAGGACTATTAGTACTTTTATGACTTTTACGCTCAGGACTTTTAGGTCTTGTAAGACCAGTAAAACTGCTTACATCTTCAACTAATTGATGTTGACTAACTATAAAATCGCCTTTATATCTACCACTTCCTTTTAATTCATATGCGACTGATCTTTCCATAAAAGGCATAATAGATAGAGAATCAATTAATGCTTTATTAATATTATAAAAATCCATTAATTTGTCCCTATATAAAAAATGAACATCCTCCATTTTACCAGTTTTATTATTTATTTTTTTATATGTATTCCATAAACTATTTCCATCAAAATTTTCTTTTGAAACATCAAAATCATTACCATATTTTAATTTTAAATAATCAAACAATTTATCTCTAACCTCATAATATTTATTTATATCATCATTTTCTGTAAACATATCATTTACTTCACTAAAGTTATCACCATTACTTTTAAATTTATCTCCTGATAATATACTTAAATATACATTATCGCTAAATCTGTTAAAATCATTACTGTTAAAAAAATAATTATAAAAATAAATATACCATTTTAATAATAAACTGTCATCATAAGATTGTAATGTATGGAATTTATGTTTAATAGATTGTTTATTTCCTGATATTTCATTTTTATCTAATAAATTTATTAATTGTGCAATAAAATCTATTATTGATGGTCTAATTGGAATATTTCTTGGTAATTTCAAATTTGCATTTTCAATTTGAGAATCTCCAACAACAGGAACTTGATTACATTCATTATTACTTGTAATATCAGTATCACGAATATCTTTAAATCCGGTTATACCATCAACAACATTTGATCTTAAAGAATCCTTAAAATGATCTGTTACCATATTTTCATTACAGCAATATGGACCTGTATAATTTATAGTAATATTTACAATAATTAAATTTTTAATAACTAAGTCATGAAGTATATTAAATTTATTATTATCAAAACTACGAGATTCATCTGTAGATTTTAAATCATTACTCTTGGTATATTTAAATAAATCTGCTAACCATCCTTTATCTTTTATTTTACCTAATGCATATGCATCTAAATCATAATCACCTGGATTTTGTGTAAAGAAATTAAGAGCAATATACGTAGGTTTATTTTTTAAAAACCCAGATTCAATGACATTTAAAATAGAATATTGATCTTCGTTGCTTTGCCATCTATAATCAAAAATTATATGATATAATGTTTCAATAATCATATTACCTATTCTATCTTCATGTGTATGATTTCCTTCAAATTTTGTTGTTGGTTGATGTTTACGGCCTTTAGAAGTTAAACCTTGTATATAAATATTTTTTAGATCTATAAAATAAAATAATCTTTTAAAGTACTTACTTTTACCACCACCATCACCAAGGTCTGTTGCATTATCAAGTAAACCATCTTGAAATAATCTTTCAATATAAAAATTCGTACTATTGTATATTTTTTCTAAATCTGTCATATATATAAATATACATAAATTAAATTAAAAGAATTTTTAAAATTAATAACTTGAAGAAATCAATAAAATTATCAATATATGGTTTATATCATAATAGTTTTCCCAAAGATTATTGAATAAATTTTTATTTTCATTCTTCTTTAAATATTTAACTAAGTTGTCAGTAAATACATTAAATCTTCCAACATAACATACTACAGATTCAAAATGTTTTTTCCATGTGGCATGTACTTTTGCAAAGTTTGATGTTGTACCATGAATATCATTAATTATAAATTCAGATTGAACAGTGCTGGAGTCTATATCGCTACATTCTAATAGAAGTTTAAGGTAATCATATCCAATATATTTAATATAATGTAAATTATTCTCAATTTCAAAAGAATAAAATTCAATAACTTTAGATCGGTTTAACCAATTCTCCAAATAATTTATATCATTTCTTAGTATGTTCTGTCCCAAACTAATATCTTCAAGATAATACACACCCAAGTTATCTTGATAATAAGATTTTAAATTTTTCAAATCTTTATTGTAATCATTATTAAATATTAATTTACAATCTTTAGATTTATAATAATCATTATCTCTAATAGAATAATTTTCTATTTTATTAGAAATATGCTTTACAAATTCAATACATTTATACTTTTTATTTTTTTTAAGATTATTTAGAATCAACTTTGTTGATTCTAAATAATTATCATACATATCATCATCTCTTATATATTTCAAGTTATAGTAAGGATCTATACCATGTGTTGGTTGTTTTCTCATTAATATTGTATGAACATCAATATCTGAAATAGTTCTCAATAACATAAAATTTTTTAATAAATTTATATCAGTTTTAAACATTACATTCTCATCAATGTCTTTTTTTAAAATTTCTGTAGGATTTATCTCAAGAAGTTTAAATTCATTTATATTATTTGAAATTTGATATATTTTGAATAGAGATTTTGGGTTAACCTTTTTCAAAGTCTTCAAATAATTATTCAAAGAAACATCTTTATTTGAATTATTATTATCATAAACAATTGTTAAAATCATTTGAATATATTTATTAAAAATATCATTATCTGATAGGTCATTAAATATATCAGTATTTACATGTATTGTATCATGTAATGTATTAATATCTTGCGTATCAATATGATCAATTCGAAGATCAAAGCAACTAAAGGGTTCGTATTTTTTATCTAATGTTATAGGCATTTCTAGTCATAATTTTGGTATTAAAATAAGATATTTCAATTTTTATTTAGAATAATGATCAAGTATCGTCTAATCGTAATAATCAATTAGAAAATCAAGAATATCATAATTTTCACTATCAGTATCAATAAATTTATCATCTATAATAGTATTTTTATGTCTAAATAATAAAATAATAAATTTAAAGTATATATCAGTTTTATAATTTATGCAACTTTTTTCGATAATATTAATAAATAAGTTATACGTAAATTTATCATTAGTTAAATTCTGATTGTTAATCAATAGATATCCTATTTTACAAGTTAAATCTTTTTTAACTATTAAATTGTTAGTAATTTTAAAAAATTGGAAAAGTTCTTCTAAATAAATATATACACTATTATCATTAATATTACAATTAACATAAGATTTTACAGATAAATTTAAAAGATTAATAAAAGAATCATAATTAATTTCTACTTTTGAATCAACACACTTATTCAAACTATGATTGTTAAAGATATTGTTATATAAAACAATTCTGTTACTCTTTTTAGAAACATTTTCAAAGATGAATTCTTTATTATCAAGAGTAATTATCATTAAATTAATAAAGATATAATTTTATAAAATTAAAAATTATTTAATAATATAATAGATAGTAATATGTTGTTTATCAGATAATCCAAGACGAGCTGGATAAAGAAATTTTATATTTTTATTAGAAATATAGCTACATAATGCTAAATGAAGTTCAAGTTGAACATAATCTTCTAAAATAAATCTTGAATTTGTTAATTGTGTTTTAATAAACATTTGATCTACCATATCTTCAGTTGGAGTTAAATTTAAACCATATTCTAATAGATATCTACTTATTCGTATAGATTCTTGATTAATAGATGGGATTAACCATGACCATAACCATATTTTAGTTTGATCGTCAAAAATACCTAATATTTCATAATCAAATTCTTTTTCTTTAAAAATTATTTTATTTTTGTCTCTATTTATTATTGGAGGATTACTATTATTTATAATTGATTTAAATTTTTCGTTAGAGATATCATAATTTAATAATGATTTATTAATTATATTTTTTATATCCATTAATTTTATTTAGAAAATTAATTTTCTAAATAAAATTAATATATGAGTTTAATAAATGAATTCTCCAACTTTTTAAAAAATAACAATCTTGGAACTACAATAGTTGCAACAATTATTTCATCATACATTACTGAATTAGGAATATCATTTTCTGATAATATAATTTTACCAATTATTGATCAAGACTTGGATGGTGACGGTAAACCAGATATTGGAAAACTGAAAAATTTAGTAATAAATGTAGGTAAATGTAAATTGAAATTAGGTGAGTTTTTTATTACATTTACAAAAGTTTTATTAATGTTTATAATAATATTCATTATTCAAAAAGAAGTTAATTTTGTGAATAAAACAATATTAAAAATATAATATATAGAAAATTATTTAAAATTAAAATATTTTTTTTAAATATACTTAAAAAAAGTTTATAACTAATATTAGATGTCAAGTAGTAAATTGACTACAAAAAAAATAAATTATTGTACCAATTGTGGGAAATATGGACATTTTCTTAAAAAATGTACTGAACCAGTTACTTCTCTTGGTATAATTTGTGTTAAGATTGATGGATTGTCATTAAACATTGAATCATTTGGGAAATTTTTAAATGAAAAATATATAGAAATTGATAATTATAATTTTTCAAAAATTGATAATATAGATAAACTAGATAGTTTGAAAAAAAATATAAAATTTTTAATGATTCAAAGAAAACATAGTTTAGCTTATATTGAATTTATCAGAGGAAAATATGATATAAATGAAACAACAAATAATAAACAGAAGGATATGAAAATAAAAAATATAATATCTACTAAAAATGATTTAATAAGATTATTTAGAAATATGTCACCCGATGAAATAAAAGAAATATCAAAATTAAACTTTGATAATTTATGGAATAATTTATGGAAGAAAACATCAAAAAATAAAATATTTCAGAAAGAATATGAAAATTCAAAAACAAATTTTAATAAATTAATTGAACTAGGAATTATAATAGAATTAATAGATGTAAATCCAACTTATGATACACCAGAATGGGGATTTCCAAAAGGAAGACGAAATTTATTTGAGAAAAATCTTGAATGTGCATTAAGAGAATTTAATGAAGAAACATCAATAGAAAATGATGATATTTATTTAATAAATAAAATTAATTGTATTAAAGAAGAGTATATTGGATCAAATTTAGTAAATTATAGACATATTTATTATTTAGCATTAAGTAATAATGAAAATATAGAATATTCGAAAATAGAAAATTCTGAACACAATTATGAAGTTGGAGACATTGGATGGTATTGTTGGGAAGATGCTGTAGAAATGATAAGAGGAAACTATACAGAAAAAATAAAAGTGTTAAATCAAATATACTTTCTATTTTTAAATCTATATATTGATTACACAAAAAATGATAAAAATGAAAAGGTTAGAAATTCAAAAGATAAATCATTTATGACTATATAATTATATTGATAATAAATTTACAAGTAAATCATTGATAACTGTGTAATTTTATTAAGAATATAAAAAAGATACTAATTCAAAATTAAAAAAATTGATTAGGTTTCCATTTAAAAATAAGTATACAATTATCTTAAATGGAAATAAATTATGACACTATTATGAAATATCTAACACCAGATAATGAACAAGATATAGGTGAAAACACTCTAAACTTACCTGTAAATAGATTATGTAAAAAAAATATTATTAGCGATTTGAATTTCTTAAATGTAGATTTAACAAGCGTGTTAAAGTCAACAGGAAATTTTTATAGATTAGGAGTTACAACTAATATTGAAGAAAAAAATAAACTAATTAATGTATCATTTTTTACATCTGTTCTCACTATTTTAGACAATAAATTTTTAACATTGGATGACACTGAATCGAACACTTATGTAAAAAAATTTATTGAACAAATAAAAGAGAGTATATCAAAAACATCATTTAAATTTGAATTAAAATTCAAATTTCCTAAAAATGTATTAATGGATAGAGTCATGGGACATGATTTTAATGATGGATTAATATATCAGACATTAGTTCAAATACTAGATATAAATATATTAATTTTTGAATTAGATGATGAAAAAATGAAAATTCATTCTTCATTTTCTGGTAATTCATTAAACCCCTGGAAACCAATTATAATGTTACATAAAAATAAGAATTATTTTGAACCAATTATAAATGAAAATCAAAAACAGTTTTCTATTAATGATAATTTCATGAAAATATTATTAGAAAAATTTTATAAAGATGTACTATATTTTAATGGTAAATATTTAGATAAAGATTTTTCAATAATTGATGACAGTTCAGAAATAGTAAAAGATATTATTAATCAATATAGTAAAGAAGAAGATAGAATAGAAGAATCTTTTGATAAAAATAATGAAGAAGATATACTACAAGATATAAAAGTCACTAATTGTTTAGAATCGACTGGATTAATTAAAAAGAGTTCAGAAATGTCAGAAGAAGAAAGTGAAACGGACGATGAACAAATAGATAATAATGTTATAAAACTTTATAATAAAACAGCATTAAGAAGTATGAAGAAAGATGAAATTATGTCTTTAATTTCAAAAAATAAAAGTATATTTGTTCATTTCTCAAAACCTCAAAAATTAACAAAAAACGAACTAATAGAAAAATTTATATTCTTTCAAAATATCAATAATAATCAGAACAGTGTAAAAATTACATCTTTACATTAGATTTTCAATTATACTAAAATTATTGAGCTTTCCTCAAAAGAATATATAAGAATTTTTAAAATTTTTCTAAAATAACTATATTATGGGACCAGACACATGGGGGCCACATGGATGGAAATTTATACATTTTATAACTATGGCATATCCGGATCACCCATCCAGATATGACAAACAAAATTATAAAAACTTTTTTTTAAATTTATCACATGTAATTCCTTGTAGTTTATGTGCAGATAATTACAAGGATCATTTAAGACAGTATCCTTTGACAGAAGAAGTATTATCAAACCAAGAAAATTTGATGAAATGGGGAATAAAAATGCATAACTTAGTAAATGAAGAAAATCAAAAAAAAATATTTTCTAATGAAGAAGCATATAAATTAATTTCTAAAGAAGATGTTGCAGATAGATCAAATTGCAAAAGAATTATTGAAGAAAATAAAGTTTATAATTATTCTGAAAATAAACTTAATATAAGTAGCTTCATTTTTTGTTTATTTATTTTCGTTGGTATAATTATTTTTATACAATATTATAGTTTGAATAATTTTAATGATTTGAATAAATTATATTCATTTGTATAGAAAATACCAAATATGTTTAAAAACATAGTAAATATAGAAAGTATATGTCAGAACCTGTGATAAATTTCGATGTTAATGAAATTAAAGAAAAAGTACAATTAATTACTGAGAAAGTAAATGAATTAAGATCTAATAATGTATCGAATATTGAGATTGAATCTTATTTTTTTAACAATGAAGAAGCCTTGTATCAAAAATATCCATTTCTTATTAAAAAAATTATTAAAAATGATAATCTAGATTTTCTAGATAAAATGGTTTCTAATTTACAAATGGTAGAAACTGGTGATCAAACCTTTGCTTCTACAGAACTTAAACTAGGTGAAGAATTGGCAAAAGAATACTTACCTAAAAAAATTTAAGCCTAAAAAAAATTAAATTTTTACTCTATTAACTTTGAAATATTAATAGAATAATTATTATCATTGCATTTTTCTAACCAATCATCCGCTTTTACATGATTTTTTTTCTTTATGTTGATATAGATGTTAGAATTATTTTTAGAAAAAAACCATTTATTGTAGTAAGAAATATTAATGTTAGATGGTAATATAATGTTATCTACTAACTCAAAATTATCATTAAATAATTTTTTAACTTCTTCTTTATCAACTCCTTTGTAAAACCAACCAATATGTCTACGTAAATTTGGAAATGTACCTGTTGTTGTTAAACTCTTTATAATTCCAAAAAGAAAACAATCGGAGCAAATATAATGTATCTTAATCCCATAATCATATCCAGCATCAGACATATAATCTTCAAACTCACTTGATGTATATCTATCAGGTAGTGATGAAGGTCTTTTAGTTTCATGACTTATTTTATGAATTTGTATATTATTATTTTTTTTAATAATGTTTATATCTTCACCAACTTGAAAAGTAGATATTAATCTAGAAAGAATAGATAATGATTTATGAGTTGTACTTTTATAACTTGATTCTTCATCATCATCATCATCAACAGCTTCACAAATATCAGACTGTCTTTTATCTATAAAACTTTTTCTATTTTTGTAAATGTCATTCATTAAAAATGAATGACATTCACTATTTGTATTTATTTTACAACAATCACATATTGAAATAATAGGTACAACAGTATTAATTTCTACTTCGTCATCACTTTCTTCTTCATTAATATTTTCATTATAAAAACAATATTCACAATAAAATTGCGTATTCTCATTATATCTATCTAAATTTTTATTAAATTCTAAATAATCAAAATCTCCACATAATGAACATTGTCCATTAAAAACAGATTCATTACACCAACAATCTCCACATTTTAAATCATACGGTTTAGAAACAGGAATTAATAATTGACCATTATTATTACACTCTCTACATTTTGTGAAGTAACAATCTCTACATATTGGGTTATCATTAACATATCTAACACAATATGGTGTAACAAATAAAGTTTTTATATTTTTACAAAAACTACATTCGCTTTTTTCTTCTAAAATGCTGTCATAACAACTGTCCATTTCATATATGTCTGTACATCTTTTGCAATCTTTATTTACTAATTCATTTTCACTTATATTTGAATTACAATCTATACATAAATTTTTTTCTTCGTTATCTTTTATCATTTTTGATTGTTAAATTAAGTATAACCTATATGTTATATTTTTCAATTTTTTATTTATCTTTTAAGAAGTATATATGTTTTTCTTTATTGTTATAATCAATTAAATTTTTAATATATTTTAAATTTTCAGATGAATTAATTTTTTCTTTAAAAAATGTATTATACCACCATTTAGTAGCATCAATTGACTTACTTTTATATTGATGATATTCATCTCCATAATAATTATTACCATCAATGTATATCATAATTTTATTAATCATAATTTGTTGATCATTTGCTAACATGATATTTATAAACTTAAAATCTTCAACATATTCATCTGATAAAACTAAGTCAGGATAAATATCTTGTAGATATTCATCTGTTGACAACAATGATAGAATTTCTTCAAGATTTGATATCTTCTTGTCTAACAACTTTGCATCTTTAGTTTGATCATATTTGAACCCTTTGCATACTAAATATTTTTCAGAATTACTTGATCTGGAAAATAAAGGTTTATATATATATGATTCTTCATAAAAAGAAGTAACTAAATATATTAATTTTAAAGATGTCATAGTAAAAGTTTCAAATATCTTCAATACAAATGATCCTTTTACATTTTGAACTCTAATAGCAGCTATAAGTTCTCCAATAATTAATTGATATGCCTCTTGTTCTTGAAATTTATCATCATCCCAATCAAGTTCTCCATCTGCAGTAACCAAATCTGCATAGTTTTTACTTTTTGAAATTTCTTTTTTAAAAATACTAATTGTTTTTACGTTTGTAATATCACCATTTGTTTTACCTTTGTATTTATTTGCAGTTTCTAATGGATAAGTTTTATGAACATTAATAAGACCTGGATACAGTTTATTATAATGTCCTAAAAATTGTTTTCCAATATCAATGTTGTTTGCATTTTCAGGGTGAATTGTTACACCAAAGTATTTATCTTTTTTCAAATCATACTTATACTGTTCTCTAAATTTAAGAACAGCTTGGAGAAATGATCCAGGACCTTCAGCAAGTGCAGCATAATTTAAATCTTTCTTTGAACCAATATCAAAATATGTCAAAATTTCCCACATTTTGTAAAATGATCTTGAAATAATTTGTGGATCATCTTCTTTCATATCGAAAAACTTTTTAGTATCATTTGTTAAATCATCACTATTAATTATGCTATGTTCAAATGGATTAACAATATAGAAAAAATTATTTTTGGATTCTAATTTATTAGTTCGGTCCATTGATTCTTTTGTTCTATGAATAAAATAGTGATAACCTAAACTCAATGAGGGGTAATTAATAATTGGAGATATAACAATATCTTTTTTACCTATAGGTTTATCTAAAATTTTATTATCACTAGATTGTAACTTAAAAATAAATGGTTTATATTCGGTCATTAGTATAATAGATCTTTATTTATTTATATATTAATCAATTTTTTATGAAATAATAAAGAAAAATTATTTTATTCTAAAAGTAAGTATAATGAAATTAGTAATAGCAGGAGGAGGAGCTAGAATGTCATATTTATTAGGAATTAAAAAATATATTGACGAAAATAAATTAATTATTGATGAATATTCTGGTTCTAGTAGTGGATCTATATTTATTGTACTAATGGCATGTAATATTGGTAATGAAATAATAACAAAAGAATATTTAAAATTAATAGATAATAATACTATATATAGAAACAACTTTGTTGATTCTAGATTAGACATTGTAAAAAAATATTTATATAAAATTTTACCATATAATTGTCATAAATTATGTACAAATAAAGTACATATTTCATATTCCTATTTTGAATTTCCATTTATTAAAAACATGATTGTAAGTAAATTTAAATCAAAAGATCATCTAATACAAACTATTCTTTCATCAGCTAGTTTCCCATTTTTTGTTAATAAAAATCTTTTTTATAATAATGATAAAAAACTAACTTTAGATGGATTCTTTTCAGATAATACTCCATTATTAGATAAAAATAATTCAAAAAATCAAATTATAATCAAAACATATTTTAGAACAATCATGGATTTGGATATATTCATATATAAAAAATTATCTAAAAAAATGACTAATTTAGGATACTTTCAAATGAAAAAATTTATAGAAAATGGGGAATCAATGACTGACTATATAATATCACATAATAAGAATAATTCAAAATTATATTTTTATATTTTAATTCTAATAATTTTTTTTATGATATTAAAAAAAACTTGGAGTTAACAGTTAATTATATATTATTAAATATATAATGAACTTTAATAAAGCTACTAATGAAATAAATACAGGTTTGAAATATCTTTACAGGATATATGGTTGTTACTAAAAGATTCTTTAATTCTAAATAGGGTAAAAAATGATAAAAAATTGAAATAATTTTGTTAAAGTTTATTCTAAGGTTGATAATGACAACGTATAATATTGAATGTAACATTCTAGATATAAATCCTGAAGAAAGAAAATTTTTTAGTAAGGATAGGTATCAAAATAAAATTAGGACTTCTAGACCAAGTTATGGAATTTTCTGTTATACACTTGGGAATACAATTGAAGATACTAAATATTTAATGGTAATGAGAAGAAACTCTTATGCATATGAGGAATTTATAAGAGGTAGTTATAATATAGAAGATTTGAATTATATTAAAATTCTAATGAGTAGACTAACAAAAGAAGAAGGAAAAAAAATTATAAATTATGAATTTGATTATTTATGGAATGATTTGAATAAGGCCTATAGTATTACAACTACTGATCCAAATAAATTAAGACTTGCAAAAGAAAATTTTAATAAAATTAAAATGAATAAACAACTATATAATTTATCTTTAGAAAATATCATATGGGATGAACCAGAGTGGTGCTTTCCAAAAGGTAAAAAAAATACTTATCTTGAAACAGATATGGATTGTTCAATGAGAGAATTTAGGGAAGAAACAAAAATATCAGAAGATGAATATACTATAAGAAATATACTTCCAATAGATACAACATATGTTGCTGATAATGGAGTATCTTATAATAACACATATTACTTTGCTCAAATAAAAAATTATAAAGAAATTATTATTGATGATACAGATGAGATTCAAAAGGCAGAAATCGGAAATATACAATGGCTAACAAAAAGTGAATGCATAAATAAAATTAGAAATTATCATACATATATTTATGAAATTTTAGATAAAGGTTATGACATATGTGAACAATTAATTTATCATAATAATAAATAGTGATTATATATTGAATCAACTTTTTATTTCCTACGATTTTTTCCTACGGAAATTACATTAATCAAAGAAGATTAGGAAAATAAAAAGTTGAATATTTTGTTGATTCTAAATTAACTCTTTCTTCAATCTTGATTCTAATTTAGTTCTATATTTCTTTGGAATAAAATTAAAATCAATAATTTTTTCATTTCTTTTATATAATTTTTTTATTTCAATATTTGCTTCTAAATATTTATCCAATTCTTTCTTTTCATCAATGTATTTATTTTTATCAACTTTTGGTATTCTTTTACCTTTAAATATAGAAGGAATATTATCCGAACTATCTCCTTTTACTATTTTTTCATGTAGTTTTTGATTAGCTTCAGTTTTAGTTAATTGAAATAGTTTCTTCTTTTTATATTGCGCAAAATAAACATTATCATTACCTAATTGTAAAAAATCTTCATCTCCTGATACAACAATAATCTTATCGTATTTAAACTTGGAATTAGAATTAATAAACATAGATGAAATAGCAATAATATCATCAGCTTCTATTTTTTCTTCTTTAATTTCTATTATATGTTCATTATTCTTTACCCATGTAGGAATTAATTTATTATATGTATGTTTGAATATTGGAATAAAATTATTTTTTAAAGTTAGATCTTGTCTACCTCCTTTATAGTTTTCTATTTCTGAATTTCTCCAAATAGTTTCTTGAGGAGGATCTCTTGCGAATAATATTAAACTATCATTAAAAATTTTCTTACCTACTAACTTATTAATAGATTCTATATACATTTTTTCATATTTTTCCATAAATATTTCATTTGTTAACCAATTATATGATTGTTCACCTTGTTCTTTTATTTCCTTATATTCTTCTTTGTGAGCTAATCCATACCAAACTTTTGTTGCAAAAAATCTGTAAAAGCTGGTATAAGATGAATCAACTAAAATTATATTACTATATTTCATTAAGATAATACAAGATAAATTATTTAAATATATTTTTATTCAATATTATTTAAAATAATAATCTACTAAAAATTAAGTACTTAATGAAAATATTAAGTAGATTATTTTGTTGTTTTAAAGAATCAGAAGAAGATAAAAAGAAAAGGATATTTGAAATACAACTAAAAAGGATTAAATTATTACCTAACTATAATAAAATTCGTTTATAAATTTTAAATGAAATGAAATGAAAAGAAAAAATATTGATATAAAAAAATATTAACTATGACTAGGTTAATATCTAAACATTTATAATGGATAAGTATAAAATTATTATTATAGGTCCAGCAAATTCAGGTAAATCAACAATACTAAGTCAATTAAAGGAAGGAGTAATAATAGAAAACACATATACCCCTACAATTGGAGTTGATTATGGAACTAAAATAATTACAGTCAAAGGTGAACCAGTTAAAATTAATATTTGGGACACAGCAGGACAAGAAAGATTTGATTCAATTGTAAATATATATTATAGAAAAGCAGATATGGCACTTATAGTTGTCGATTTATCTGATAATAATTACAAACATTCTTTATCATTAGATACTTTTATTAATAAAGTTAGTAATGTATCTGGAGACATTCCAATATTTTTAATAGGAAATAAAATAGATAAAGTAAGAAATAATAAAAAATTAAAAATAGATATTAATAAATATGAAAAAATTAATAAGTACTTTGAAATATCAGCAAATGATATAAATGATGTCAATTCAATGTTCGATTATATATTAAATAATGAAATATTACCTACAATTGAAACTAAAATTAATACTGAAAATAATAAAAATATTAAATTAGAACAAAAAAAATATAATTTTACAAATTATTTTTGTAATATATTATAAAGTGTGGTCATTTATAAATTTAAGTGCATCAGATTTACCACTAATTTCACCAAGTTTTACAAATTTTTTTTTTTCTCCATCTTTATAATGTTTTAAAAAATAGATAATATTATTTAGATCATACGATTTCAGTTCACTAATGTCAAGAGTATCTTCATACTCATTGTCAATTTTATTATCTAAAACACAAATTATTTTATCATCTTGACCAGCTTCATCATCAGTTCTTATTTTTCCTATTACTCTTACTTTTGTACATGAACCTGCAATAAGAGAGTGTTTAGATAACAATATAATATCAACAGGATCTCCATCCGGAGATAATGTTTTTGGAATAAATCCGTAATTATAAGGGAATGAATTTGTATTATGTAGTATCCTATCTAAAACTAATTTATTATTTTCACAATCGTATTCATACTTTTGATTTGAACCTTTTGAAATTTCTATTATGACTTCCATATATAAAAACTACAATATTTTTTTAAAGATTTTATCTATAACTATTATTTGTAATTTTTTAAAAATAATACTTTAAAAAATTAAAAAATATAAGCTTATAGTAATAATGCCTGGTTCAGATATGACAAGAGCATCAGCGCCTA